GCTGTTTTTAACGATAGCGTTAATATTGGCATCCTAGCAAACAAGGCAGCAACTGCAAGAGAACTTCTCAGTAGGTTACAGACTGCATACGAGAACTTGCCTAAATGGATGCAGCAGGGTATTATATCCTGGAATAAAGGATCAATGGAGTTAGAGAATGGCAGTAAAATACTGGCAGCTTCTACGTCTGCAAGTGCTGTCCGAGGTATGTCGTTTAACATCCTGTTTCTCGACGAGTTCGCGTTCGTCCCAAATCACGTTGCTGACTCGTTCTTTGCATCTGTTTATCCTACTATTACTTCTGGTAAAAACACCAAAGTAATCATTGTATCTACGCCACACGGTATGAATCACTTCTACCGTATGTGGCATGATGCAGAAAAGAGAAAGAATGAATATATACCAACAGATGTTCACTGGAGTGAAGTTCCTGGTAGAGACGAGGAATGGAAAGAGACGACTATTGCTAACACCAGTGAGCAGCAGTTCAAGGTTGAGTTTGAATGTGAGTTCTTAGGTTCTGTCAATACTCTCATCAATCCATCTATCCTCAAAAATCTTATCTATGAAGATCCGATACAAAGAAATGCTGGTTTAGACGTATATGAAGTCTGTCAACCTGAACACAACTACCTTATTACTGTTGATGTTGCTCGTGGTCTGGGCAATGATTATTCTGCATTTATCGTGTTTGATATTACAGAGTTCCCATATAAGTGCGTAGCAAAATATAGAAACAATGAAATAAAACCAATGTTGTTTCCAAACATCATTGAGGAAACTGCCAAAGGTTTCAATAATGCCTGGGTATTAGTAGAAGTAAATGATATTGGAGAGCAAGTAGCAAATATCTTACATTATGATCTTGAGTATGATAATATGCTCATGGCATCTATGAGAGGTCGAAATGGTCAAGTGGTTGGTCATGGTTTCTCAGGTAAGAAGTCACAGATGGGAGTTAGGACAACTGCTCAGGTAAAGAAACTTGGATGTTCAAACCTGAAGACTCTTATCGAAGACTTCAAGTTGCTGACACTTGACTATGAAATTATTTCTGAACTGACAACTTTTGCACAGAAGCATAACTCATTCGAAGCAGAAGAAGGATGTAATGATGACCTTGCAATGTGTCTCGTCATCTTTGCTTGGCTAGTAGCACAAGACTACTTCAAAGAAATGACTGATAATGATATCCGTAAGAGAATCTATGAGGAACAAAAGAATCAGATAGAACAAGACATGGCACCGTTTGGTTTTATTGCTGATGGTTTTGATGATGAAGTAACTGTTGACAGCAATGGTGACAGATGGCACACTGATGAATATGGTGACCGTGCTTATATGTGGGAATATTATTGATGGATATTGATAAGGAGATAAACTTAGAACATCTTTTATTTCTTGACCGTAAATGTAGAGTGTGCGGTAAAGTAAAGAATCTCCTTGAGGATTATTATTTGACTAGAAAGGGTAGAGGAGCACTTCCATCTGCCTATTCTTATGAGTGTAAGCAATGTACGATAGATAGAAATAAGAAAGGTACAAGCAACATGTGGGAGTATCCAGACTGGTAGTTAAGTTCACGCACAGTTTCCCCATTGAAAAAAGGCATTTTAATAAATAATTTCAGAAATATTCTGGATGTAGAGGTACACGATGCCTATAAATTTAGCATCTCCTGGCATTGTCGTAAGAGAAGTAGATCTTACCATTGGTAGAGTTGATGCAACGTCTGGTGGTTTTGGTGCCATCGTGGCTCCTTTCTCAAAAGGACCTGTTGATGAACCACTCCTGGTACAGGACGAAGCAGGTCTTCTCGACAATTTCGGTGAGCCATACGAGACCGACAAGCATTACGAGCACTGGTTAGTTGCATCATCTTACCTTGCCTATGGCGGAGGTTTAAGAGTTGTAAGAGCAGATGATGTAGAACTGACAAACGCTTTTGTTGGCGCTGCAACAAGCGTAAAAATCAAGAGCACCGAACACTACGGTGAACTTGGTTATGACAATAACACCATCACTGATGTAACATTTGCTGCAAGAAACCCAGGTTCTTGGGGTAACGGTCTTAGAGTTGCTACTATCGACTCTCTCGGAGACCAAGTTTTAACTGGTATTAATGGTGCAACAGTTGGTGTTGGTGTTACCCAGACCTTCTCTGCCACTCTTCCAAAAGCAGGTTCGACAGAAACTCTTGATGGTCACCTTAAGGGTATCATCACTGATGTAACAGGAACTGACGTAACCGTCAAGGTTATCTCTCACGTTTCTGCTGGTGGTACAGAAACAGCAGTAGACTATCAAGCATCTGGTATCTACAAGTTTGATTCTTCTACCCTTTCAATCAACACTTTAGACTCTGCTACTGTTGGTTACACTACTGCAGTTACTGGAGCAAGAGACTGGTTCAATGATCAGACTCTGACTTTGACCGGTGCTGGTTCAACCATCTCCTGGAGTTCTATTTCAGAGAGACCTGGAACTTCATCATTTGCTGCTGCAAGAGATGCAAGGTTTGACGAAATACACGTCGTAGTTATCGACGGTGAAGGTGAAGTCACTGGAAACCCAGGAACCATTCTTGAGAGACATCTGAACCTCTCAAAAGCAAAAGATGCTGAATACTCTTTAGGAAGCACTGCTTACTGGAGAAAGTATCTTTACAACGCTTCTTCTCAAGTCTTTGGTGGTTCTGAACCCGCTGGTATCGTAACAACTGGTTTTAGTTCTGGTTTCACACGTCAAGCAGACCAAGCATGGGATCAAAACGCTCAAGGAATTATCTTTGGTGCTTCTGGTTCTAACACCTATTCACTTGGTGGTGGTAAAAACTACGATGGTGGTACAGACCTCAATACAACTGGTGCTCTTACCTCAACTCTTGGTAAACTCAGTGAAGGTTATGGACTGTTTGAAAACACTGAGAAGCATGAAGTAGACTTCTTACTGATGGGTTCTGCGAACCATACCAAAGAAACTGCTCAGGCACTTGCTAACAAGTTGATCGCTGTTGCCGAAGAAAGAAAAGACGCTATTGCATTCATCTCTCCATACAGAGGTGCATTCCTTGCTGATGGTTCTGTAGGAACAGTCACAACTTACAGTGATGCTGCTATCACCGATAGAGTTGTTGAGTTCTACGCTCCTATCACATCAACCACCTTCGGTATTTTCGATAGTGGTTACAAGTACATGTATGATAGGTTCAGCGATACCTTCCGTTACGTTCCAATGAACGGTGACGTTGCAGGTTGCTGTGCAAGAAATGACATCAACAACTTCCCTTGGTTCTCACCAGCGGGTAACTCAAGAGGTGCTATTCTCAACGCTGTGAAGCTTGCTTATAACCCAAGCAAAACTCAAAGAGACGAACTGTACACCAACAGAATCAACCCAATCATCTTCTCCCCTGGTGATGGTATCATCCTCTTCGGAGACAAGACTGGTTTCGGTAAGGCATCTGCATTCGACAGAATCAACGTTCGTCGCTTGTTTATCTTCCTTGAAGATGCTATCTCTGCTGCTGCCAAGGATCAACTCTTCGAGTTCAACGATGAAATCACGAGAACAAACTTCGTGAACATTGTTGAACCATTCCTCCGCGATGTTCAGGCAAAGCGTGGAATCTTCGACTATGTTGTTATTTGTGACGAAACAAATAACACTGCTGCAGTCATTGACAACAACGAGTTCGTCGCTGACATCTTTATCAAACCTGCACGTTCTATCAACTTCATTGGTCTGACCTTTGTTGCTACTAGAACTGGGGTATCGTTTGATGAAGTTATTGGTAACGTTTGATATTAGTTAATCACCTTAGAGGCTTAAAGAAAAATGGCAACTAGAAACCAACTTAATCCACCCCCTCAGAGAAAGATTAGTGACTTCAAGAGCAAGCTTGCTGGTGGTGGTGCTCGCTCTAATCTCTTTGAAGTTGAACTCTCTTTCCCATCAGCAGTAGAAGTTGATGGTCTCAATGACATTCTTAACAAGGCACGTTTCCTTGTTAAGACTGCAAACCTGCCTGCGTCAAACGTAGCACCTATCGAAGTTCCTTTCAGAGGAAGAATCCTCAAGGTTGCTGGTGACAGAACCTTTGATACCTGGACCATTACAGTTATCAATGACACCGACTTCTCCATTCGCTCTGCAATGGAAAAGTGGATGAACACTATCAATAAAGTATCTGACAACACTGGTCTCACCAACCCTGCAGACTATCAAGCAGATGCTTATGTTTATCAACTCGACCGTAACGGTGACACTCTGAGAAAGTATCATTTCTATGATGTATTCCCAACTCAGGTAAGTGCTATCGAACTTTCCTACGATGCTCAAGGCATTCAGGAGTTCACCGTCGAAATGCAAGTTCTCTACTGGGAAGCTATTAGAGGATCTGGTGAAAATGCTGGTGGTGAGAACATCACCTAAATAGTCAAATAAACAGTCCGATATAAAATGGCACGACTTTTTGGTTTTTCTATTGATGATGGTCAGTCAAAGCCACCTTCAGTTGTCTCCCCCGTTCCTCGCTCAAACGAGGACGGGGTTGATAATTATATTAGTAGTGGATTTTATGGTCAGTATGTTGATATCGAAGGTGTCTACAAAACTGAACATGACTTAATACGAAGATACCGTGAAATGGCACTTCACCCTGAGTGTGATGGTGCTATTGAAGATGT